TAATATTGGTTTCTTTTAAGTATTGTAAAGATACTCATTATCAATGAATTAGCCAAATATTTACACAATTATTTTAGTCGTAAGATACTCATAACCAAAGATTTAACTTTTAGAGTAAAACAGCAAACATAATACAGATGATGCATCGGAAATGATTACTTTGTATAGCTCAACCATTTCCCTTTTTTAATTTATCTAAAAACTTGCTATCCCCTAAGTAATCAGCACTGATAGCCTTCTTGCTTTCGATAATCTGCTCTAAAAGTATTATACATTCCTTTCTTATCTCTTCGGTTTCATTATAACCGCAAGCGTTGTCAACCATTATCTTTATGTTTGATTTGGGTTTAGAAAGTTGTTCACAGAGAATTTTCAACCGCCAGTAACAGAAATCAATTGTGGCTATGTGTTCTAACTTGTTCATTTCTTTTTAAGTATTTCAATACATTCCTTTATCCCATCATCGAAACCTTGTTTATAGCCTCTAGTATATTCCCCTATATTATATACCGCCATTGACAGAAAAAATAGAAGGATACCTAAAGCCTTATGCCAACCAGGAAGCGAGATGGAAAACGGCTTGAATGTTATTGTAAGATCACCAACCCATAATATAGCTATTATGAATATAATTGTAAATAAAATTGTTTTCATCGCTTATTTTCTTTCAATAATTCCGGATTATCATATATGTTACCTATCACTTCAAGATGATTACCTTTGCACAATAAAAATCCACGTTGATTATTTAACAAACGAAACCCACCATCAATATAATCTACTGAAAAATTGTCGTAACCAGCAACATTGGAACAAAAAACTCCATTAGGAATATCAATCCCATATTCTTTTGTTTTGACTATATCCCCCTCGTAAATCTCTTTGCCGTTCTTGTCACATAATCCGGTGAACTGTCCTACTGTTTCAGGAAGAACTACACAAGTTTTCTTTTTTGGAATAAGTTCAGCATTTTCAACGAGTGTAATAGTTGGGTAGTATCTTGGATATGTTGTCAAAGATCCTTCTATCCACTGTCTTGTTTCAAATTCTTTTCCTCTGAATTTTATTTCACGTTTCATAATCAATATCTTTTTCCGTTCAACATAGGTCTTAATTCATTGTATCTCATCTTCTTATTAACATTTTTATACATATTTCCAAATATATCCGTTACTATGTTTTCTTTTTCCATTGCAAACTACGCTTATTAATGAATCTTTTATTCCAAGTTCTCTAAATATCTGTTTGGAAGATTCCCATACTTTAATTAAAGTACCATCCAAAGAAAATTGCGCTACTCTTTTAGGAGTGTGGGCTTTCTGATATATTAATACTTTTGAATCTATTACTTCTTTTGAGTAATTCTTTTCAAAACACCAAAAATATCCATACATGGATATTTTTCTCCCATAACAACATGGGCTAACATTTGAATGACGGAAACCTAATTGCCTTTCTATTTCACATAAAGAATCCCATCTTTTAATAAATTCCCCACATAATGAAAATTGGAAAACGGGTAGTGATTTAGAAGGTGAGTTTCTCCCACTCATCCCAACTCTAATGTTGTGAGTACCATGATTGCAATTTTCTTTAGCGGAGCACCATTCAAGATTTTCACATTTGTTGTTTAACTTGTTCTCATCAATATGATTTACTTGTGGTTTGCCTTTTGGATTTGGGATAAACGCTTTTGCAACTAGTCTATGAATTTTTACTGTTTTCTTTAAATTAGGAGATCTTAAAGTTACGTATGGGTATCCTCTTTTCCCTGTTCTGTATTTTAATATTTTCCCACAAAATGGCATATTTTTCCCATTCTTAGACAAAATAATTCTATCCAAAGATTTTACTCTACCTAAGTTTGAAACTTTATAATATCCTTCAAATCCTGAAACGTCTTTCCATATTTCATGTTCGTCACTCAGTTCTTTATCGTGGAAACCATTCTCACAAGCTGTTTTGTAAGCTATATTCCGTAGTTCGTTCAAATTAACATTGCTCATTCCCTTATTCCTAATTTAATTGCTTCATCTTTGATCATTTTTCCAATCTTATCGGCTTCCTCATACCGTTCCTCATTTATCAACAGTCTTTGCAATTCCGAGAGTTGGTTAATGTAAACAATATCGTTACGATCTGATACATGACGGACATATCCTTCTATCTTATCCATCTTGTCTTCCATGCGTCTGCGCCACTTGCTTACCAAGATTAAGGTAAACATCAAAGCACAAGCATTTAATAAGGTAAGGATACCTTTAAATATTAATTCTGTTGTTTCCATAACAATATAATCTGTTAATCAATAAGTTCAAATTCATAAACAAACATGAAAGGGTTACTTTCCCATATACATTTGCCTAATAATTTGTATATGAGAGCGACAAAGGCTTGTTTTGCATTAGGATACTTATACTTTCCAGAGTCATCAAAACTATATGTAAAACCCATGCAATCGGTATGCGGTGAATCAAATCCTAAAAAATATTTTCCTATACCTTCTTTCATACAACTTTCATCATCTATATCTTGGAGTCGTTCAATCTTAACATTGATAATGCGGATGTGATGTGGCATGGCATCAGCGCGGACAAATAACTTGTTATGCCAACCTTTGCTATTCTTCCAACTACTAACTAACATATCAAGTGTTTCCAACCCTTGTTCATGGTAAACGGCTTCATAACTTTGAGCAATGGCATAAATTTCACCAACTTTGTATCGAGATAAATGCATTTTATCTTCTCTAAATGTAAATGGAACAAGTTGTCTCGCCATAGTCTTCCGACCATCCAATACCGCTTGGGTTAATCCTAATTTATCGTTGAAAAATATCTTCTTCATAATCATATAAGTTTTAATGCTTCCTGTAATCCGGCTTCAAGTGCTTCTTCATAAATATCCCATTTACCACCGTCATTAGGTCCTTCATAAACAGAACTAGTTATATGAGTTCCATTGTCAGCTTTAGATATTTCGTATCCATAGCCACAAGCACAGTTATATACACATATATGAATATTTTTGGTTTCACGTAACCACTTCTGGGCGAGAGATTGTGTAGGTGCAGAAAGACAATCATTTTTTTCATTGAAATTCTCGGATTCATCGTAAGTTTCAGACAGTATCATATCACCTTCTACGCAATCTACTTCATAAAAAGTAAATACATCTTCCTTGAACCCTTTCTCTTTCAGCAGTTTCGCTGTTTCTAATGTTACAAATTCTTCGGTCATGGTTATTCTCCTTTCTTTTGTTGCTTATTACATTCTTCACAATGTAATTTATAAGCATGGGCAAACATCTTTAACGTAACAGGATCAAAGTGAAAATCTGCCTGTTTCCCTTCTATGACAACTGAAACACATAATTGGCCGTCGCAAAAGTCAATATATGCCTCACCACCTCCATCCCCTCTAATAGAAAAGGTTTGTGTCTGTACACTATTCATGGTTCTCCTCCTTTAGTCTTTTAATTAGGGCATCAGCGCAATTAAGCGAATATTTAGCTACTGCCTCAGAATTAATACCATTCTCGTTTGCTATAACAACTTTAATAATGTCTTTTGCCAATTCGTACCTACGTTGTTCCCAATCAATAGCTGAATTTCCAAGATTTAAAAAGTCAAGTTCACACTCTCTGAAAACTATGTTATCGCATACATATAAATAATCTCTGCTATGTTGAGAGTTGATGTTTAATCGGGGAATTACATCTACCAAAACCCCTGTTGATTTTACTCTTGCTTTCATATTTAATTTTCTGATTTAATAATAGTACCAAATGAACGATACCTACGCCAAACCATATTTCCACGTTGAATACTAGTAAGCCAATCACAAGCCTTAAAAACTTGTCCTACATTATATAAAAATGGTCGTTTTTGTATTTTTCTTTTTATTCTTGCTTTCATTGTTCCTCCTTTCCGATTTTAACATATCCGTTTTCAATGCACCAACACAACATATCGTAGGCTGCATCAATTAATGAATGAGACCTAAATTCTTTATAGTAGTCAAACTCCGAGTAGCATATATACCATTTTTCGCTATCATGGGACATTGTAAGCCAATAATTATCTGTACCTGTTTTTATTTCTTTCGGTAACAATTCTAAAACGTCAAGCAAAGTAAATGCAGGGATACAATGTTGTATCCTAAATGGTTCCTTGAAAGTATTCCATTCACGTAAACTTAATTTGGGTTGTTTGTCTTCTTCATAAGGATACAACATCCATGTCATACTTGCATTGCTTGTATCTATACCAAGATCCCCCAAATGCTTCATCTGTTCAATTGACAATACTTTTTTCATTCCTTTTCCTCCTCTGTTTTAATATCCGTTACTTTGCCACGATTGACAAAACACAGATCTGTATTTGGATATATGTGAAATATATCGCAAATAAGATCTAATCTATTATCGCATTCATTTCGTTATGGATTATTCTTCAAAGTCTTCAATCTCATATTCCCAATCCATTGCATCTGCTTCTCTGATATTATCAGAAAGCCATTCAG